ATCATCTTAATAGAATGCGAGAATACAATAGAAAAAATAAAGAACTTGTAAATGAAAGAAATAGACAAAGATACAAGAATATGGTTGAAAATGATGAAAAACATCAGAAATATTTAGAAAAAAAACGAGAAGTATATAAGCGAAAAAAAATGAAAAATAACCAACAGGAACAAAGCGAAGGGATCGGATCAGTAGTAGTAGAACATGAATCTAACGAATAATAATCATATCAATTAATATTTTAATTAATATGTTTAATCATCATCATTATTTTCATCTTCATCATCATTATTTTCATCTTCATCATCATCAGAATCACTATCAGAATTATCTGAATCACTATCAGAGTCATCATAACATTTAGATTTTTTCTTATTTGATTTTTTTATTTTGAAGATTTCACTACATAAAATTTTAATTACTTTAATATAATTACATTTATCATCATAAATAGGATTAAATGTCGCTAATATAATTGATTGTTTTGTTCCTTTATCACAATCATGATATAATTCTTTCGTTATTTTATATATTTTCTTAAATTCATAATCATCTAAATTACTCGTATTAGTGATGCTATTAATTATTGAAGTATTAATTCCGCCAATTAAATTAAGTATGACATTTTCAAATTCTTGACTATCATATTTTTTCCATTCAGAACCATCATAAATTTGAAATTTTTTTCTTTTTGTATCAATACATTTAATAAAATCTATATTTTTAGATTTCATTTCTTTGATTATACTTTTAAATATTTTTTTATACATATCTGCTGGGTTTTCTGAATAAGAATCTAAATTAACAGATTTTAATATTTGTGTAGTTTTTATTGCATTTCCATTACATCTATCAATTGTAGAATTATTCATTATCATATCATTACATAATGGATTATGACATAATTGTTTATAAATATTCATTGGATTTCGTGTATCATTTTTTTTGTTACTTTTTTTATTACTTTTTTTAATACTTTCTGATTTCAGTGACCCAGTATTTACATTAATATCTTTATATGCTAGTTGTAATTTTAACGATTCATTTTCTTCTTCTAATTTCTCATTATCATTCATCAACATTCTATTTTCATCTAAAATTTTATTGTAATTTTCTTCTGTTAAATATTCATTTTCAATAAAATCTATTTTCTTAATAATATTTTTTTCTACTGCTTCGGTAGGTGCTGTATCTTCGTTCTCTTCAGTCAAAATCTGATTAGACAATGTTGTATGTTCATCTTCAATAATTATTTTAATATTGGATTCAGATTGTTTCAAATTATCAATAATTTTCATTAATTCTTTAATTTTCTTATCCTTTTTTTCATTTTCTTCTTCTAAGTCTTGAATTTTATCAGATAATAAATGTTTTTCAGATATAACTTTACTAATTTCATTTTGTGTTTTAATTTCAAAATTATCAATTTTGTTAATATAATTGCATTCCATTTGTTCGTTTTCTTTAATTTTATCTTCCAATTCATATTTCAATTCATCAACTTCATCTTTCAATGATGAAACTTTATTTTCAAGTTCGTATGTGTATTCAATTGTATCTGAAATAATTTCAACATCAATTAAATCAGTTTGTGTAGATGATTCAACATTATTATTAATTGATTCAGATAAATATTCAATAGTAAAATCAGAAAAAATTGTTTCATCATCTGAATCGGGTTGTGTTTCCATTTCAGCAGTCATGATCTTCTCAGTTCTTCTAGTTCTTCTAGTTTTCTTAATTTTTGGTTCTTCAATACTTGAAGTTTCTTCACCATTGGATTTCTTAATATGTTTCTTTGAGAGTAAATGTCTCTCAAAATTATATTTCTTTTTAACTTGATATTGGCAACATTCGCAAAAGTAGTTTTGGGCAACTTCATCAACTTCCTTAATTTCACTCATATTATATAATATGTTTAGAAAAAAATCTTTAAGTTCTTTTTAAAATATATATTTTGAGAAATTAAAAATGAGAAATTGAATAATTTGAAATATTTGAAATATTTGAAATATTTGAATAATTAAATAATTGAATAATAATTCCTAAAGTTTAACTAAAGTTAAGATTTTTAATATTTTTTTTTTAACTTTGAAAAGTTTTTTTTCAAAATGGACATTTTGAAAATGTCCGTTTTGGAAATTTCATGTCCAAGTATCTATTTTTTCATTTTGATTTTCTTAACTTTGGTTAAACATTTGAAATATTTATATAAAATAGTCTAATTTTCCTCACATTTTATATAAAATGTTGGCTCTTTTTGCTCATTTGCTCCTTTGCTCCTTAATTTCATTTAAATATTTTGCTCTTTTTCCTCATATTTTATATAAAATGTTGGCTCCTTTTGCTCATTTGCTCCTTTGCTCCTTAATTTCATTTAAATATTTTGCTCTTTTTCCTCATTTTTTTTGCTCATTTTCCTCATTTTTTTTGCTCATTTTCCTCAATTCCTCATTTGCTCATTTGCTCCTTAATTTCATTTAAATATTTTGCTCATTTACTCATATTTTATATAAAATGTTGGCTCATTTGCTCAATTCCTCATTTGCTCAATTCCTCATTTGCTCAATTTCCTCATTTGCTCAATTTCCTCATTTGCTCAATTTCCTCATTTGCTCATATTTTATATAAAATGTTGGCTCATTTGCTCAATTCCTCAATTCCTCATTTGCTCCTTAATTTTAGTTAAAAATTAGATTTTTACTATAACTATAATATTTTAATCTAAATGTTAATTATATGATAGACATAGTAGAAATAAAATCTTTAATTTTAAATGACCTCATAGATAAAAGAGCAAAAAAAAAAATTTATAACCAAACACAGAAGCTAAGAAAAAAAGAAAAAAAAAGGGTAATGATTGAGCAAATTAAAAAAGAAAGAGCCGAGAATTCGCTACTTTTTGATTAATTTTAATCTAAACATTAATTAATGAATATTAAGGAAGAACTCAAACAACTTCGTCCAAATCTAAGCGATGGGTCATTAAAAACATATACATCTATTTTAAAGAATTTACATAAAAAAGTATTTGAAAAAACAGAAATAGAGAAATCAGATTTTAATGAATGTAGAAAAATTTTAGAACATCTTCAAGATATGCCTAGTTCTAAACGTAAAACAATTTTATCTGCATTGGTTGTTCTCACAGATAAAGATGAATATAGAGAAACCATGAATGGTGATGTTTCAAATTATAATAAGGAAATTGATAAACAAGAGAAAACAGATACTCAGAAAGAGAATTGGATTGAACAAGAACAAATTCAAGAGGTATTCAAACGTTTAGAAAATGATGCTAAGATTTTGTTTAAAAAATTGAATAAAACTAATACTGACATTCAACAAATTCAAAATTATGTGATAGTTGCTTTACTAGGTGGAATGTTTATTGCTCCGAGAAGAAGTCTTGACTATTGTGAAATGAAAATTCGTAATATAAATAAAGATGAAGATAATTACATTGATAAAAACAAATTTGTTTTTAATAAATACAAGACATCAAAAACGTATGGTAAGCAAGAATTAGCAATTCCTCAGCAACTTAAAAATATATTGAATAGATGGATTGCTGTCAATAATGGAGATTATTTATTGAGAGACAAGAATGGAAATAAAATGACTTCTACGAAATTGAACCAATATATGAATAGAATTTTTGGAGGTAAAAAAATAGCAGTCAATGCAATGAGACATAGTTATTTAACAGATAAATATAAAAAGACAAGTGAAGAACATAAACAATTAGAAAAAGATATGAATGACATGGGTTCATCTATCAATATGGCAGATGTATATATAAAATTGAAATAATTAATAATTAATGTTTAACTTAACTTTATACATAGCATCGTTAAGTTAATACTTATTTTATGTTAATAGTTCGTCGTATTATATAATATCTCTAAAATTAACCAAAGTTAATGTTTAAATTGTTAATAATCTATCTAAACCATATTTAAACATTAATAAAATTAATTTTATTAATGTTTAACCTATGTGATACCTCATATTTTTGTTAGTTAAACATTAATATTGGTTAATTTGTATGTATTTATACAATTTTATGTAATATGACGAATGTTAAGTATTATCTTAACAATAATATATATTAAGTTAATTTAAACATTAATTTCATTTAATCTATTTTTTCCATTTCAATCATTAATATGTAATCACTTGAACCAGAATATAATGTTTGACCAACACCATTTCTCAATGTTATTCTAATTTCGCTACTTGGTCTGTAATTCCAGTAAAAATTCACATTATCATTTGGTCCTGAGAAATAATAACTTGTAGTATTTGCTGTATTAATAAATTGTCTTGCTGGTCCTAAACAATAACTAACTTGATTTCCACCAGCAGAATTAACGCTGTATGATTGTTGAGATGTTGATGTTCTTAAATAAATAGTTGGATACACAAGGAAAGCAGCTGTTGCCTCAAATCCTGATTTGTAAGACCATCTACATCTATATTGTCCTTCGGGAATATTAGTATTATTCATTAAGTATGTTTGGTCGTTAATATTTGTAAATCTTTGATAGAAATCTGAACTATTTATCACCAATACAAAATTATTCATCGTTGCCATTATATATTACACTTGTGATAAAATAATTACATAAATACATTTCCTAATTCTCTTCCAGTTTGTTCAATTTCTCTTCCACGTTTTTGAATATCTCTAACATTTTCTAATTGTTTATTTACCCCTCCCTTACGATATTTACTTAGATCACTTGCCTCTGAAATTTGTCCTGCTCCTTTTGCTCCTGCTCTACTTGCTGTTGATAATAATCCAGCACCTGAAGCAATTGCTGAACCAAATGGTAAGGTTTGTGTTATTGGATTACTTGCGATTTTACCTGATATTTTAGATACTTTTCCTAAAATATTTTCTGCTTGTCGTGAACCTTTTGAAATTTGTTCTGCTATTCCAGGTCCTTGTTCCTTAATCATTTTAACTGCTCCTGATGCTTTTTTAAATATATCTTCTCCAACATCTGATGATTTCTTAAAAATATTTGCTATTCCTTGTGAAGATTTTTTGAAAATATTAGGTGATAATTTCATAAGTATATAACATATTCTATTAAAAAAAATAATTTCAAATAAGAACTAATCTTCATCTTTTATAATTAATTCATCCCAATTTTTAAACATACGTCCATTGTCAGAATTAATGTATAGAAATGTATGAGGTTTATTGTAAACTAATTTAGCAATATTATTTATCAATTTTTTATTTTGTTCTTCTAAAATTTCATCAAATATTTCTGTTAATGATTTTTTATTAACTTTGAATATAAAGAAATTTGTGAATAATCTTCTCATCTCGTACTCCACTGAGTTTTTAGTTTGGACTAAAAAAATTAGTGATATATACATGTGACGACGATTCATCATTAACGAATTGAATAATTTCGATGTATCTTTATTTTTTAAATATGCTCCCATATCATCAAAAATTAAGCAAAATTTTAATTTAGTTTTTAAATCATTATCATTGTCTTCTTTACACATTTCAATCACATCATTTAAATTATCATAATTTAACTCATCGTAAATTCTTTCTTCTGTTAATTGATTTAATGCACCATCTAACATACTATCTCTAGACCTTGGAGGACAAAATAAATAAATTTTGGAATACTTACCTCTTAAACCATTTCTATTACTAAATAAACTTTGGACGAATGTTGTTTTGCCTTGTCCTGGTTTTCCAATAATTAAAGTTGCACTGGATTGTTTATTAAATGCTAATTTCAATAATTCATAATTATTTAATGCTGGATGTAATTCATCATCACATGCACATGCTGGTATTTTTAATTTAGGATGATTATGTTCAACTATTTCAATGTTCATTATATTATAGGTTATAAATTATTTTATTCAATATATGTAAGTATAAGTTATGGTTTATAAAATACGTAAATTGAGAAACAAAGATTTATATCAAGTTAAAAATGCAAAAACTAGACAAATACATTCAAAACATTCAACCTTACAAGACGCAAAAAAACAAGTTAGATTATTATATATGGTTGATAAACAAAAAGAGATTAATAAGATTAAACTTCCTGTAAATCCATTTGAAGAATTGAAGACTTACTTTAAATAAAAAAAAATATATTGATTTAGTATAATGGTTAAAAAGAATATTAAAAATACAACTCAAAAACAAAAACAAAAAAAAGCAAAACAACAACAACAACAACAGCAAGGACAAAATGTCAAAATTAATATTCGTGTCGGCGATAAACCAACGAGAAGAAAACCAACTGCGAAAAAACAACATCCGAAACAACCGCCAAAACCTCCGCCGCAATTATCAATTCAATCACCTCAATATGTTCCAATGAACATAATTCAACAACCACCAACATATTTTACTCCTCCAGTTCAAACTGCTACATTACCAGTAACTCCACCAGCAACTCCTATTCCACCAACTTCAACACCAACAACCATTTCCACAAGTCCTCATCAACAACCCATGATACCACCTCCAAAACTACCTACAAGACGAACTAAGCCAAGTATTCCAACTATCGTTCCAAGTATCAAGAAAAATGAACCATCAATTGAATTGAATACATTTACTGATTTTTTACCAAAACAAAGTATAACTTCCAATTTGATAGCATTCAAAGATGTAGATGAACCAATGGCTTATTCATTTTTTGATTACACCAACGCAAGTTCATTTTCTGATGTTAATGATTGGGTTCAAGAAGCTATCAATGATTTTGATGAATCTTTCAGCACTAGATTCACTGACAATGAAACTCAAACACCACAATCATTCGTCAAAGATTTCGGAGCACAATTTGATGGATTCATCACAAAATTCACTGACAATGAAACTCAAACACCACAATCATTCGTCAAAGATTTCGGAGCACAATTTGATGGATTCACACCTAAAACACAAGATTTTGGAATACAAACTGCCATTTCAAAAACATTGAGAGATATGGAAATGCAATCAGATGAACTAATTCCTCAACCACCACCGCCACCTCGATTAGTTGCTCAACCACCACCGCCACCTCAATCAGTTGCTCAACCACCGCCACCACCACCACCTCGATTAGTTGCCCAACCACCACCTGAAATTCCAAAAGAATTCGTATCACCGACACAAGATATTCAAGCGTCAGGCATTCAACAATTTGTAAGTTTAACTCCCGAAAATCTAACGAAATTAGGAGGAGTTAGTTCTGAAAAAGAATATGAACCAAGTGAAATGACATCAGGTTCAATCAATACAGATATTTCAAACTTAATTCAACAAAGTGCTAAAAAAATGTCTCAAGGAAGGCAGCAAACAATTGATGAAATGATGCAAAAACGAGATGAAAAAAAACAAGATGAAAAAAAACAAGAAGTTGGAGGAATATTTGGAGAAATGCAAAGAAAAGCAAAAGAACAACAAGAAAAAAATATACCAATTGATGAAATTATAAAAAAACAAAAAGATGAAAAAGAAGAGAAAAAAGGTGGAGGAATGATGGAGCAAATGTCCAGAGAAATGGAAAAAAGAAGACAATTCTTACAACCTGAAGAAGAAGAAGAAGATGATGATGAATGGGATGATGAACCAAAAAAACCAAAGAGAAAACCTGGTTCAGGAAGACCAAAAGGATATGGTAATAAATTAGCACAAGAATTAGAATATGAAGAAATAGTTAAAGAACTAAAAGAAGATATCAAAAAAAATAAAGAAATTATCAAAAATATGAAAAAAAGAAAAATTGGAATGGATGAAAAAGATAACACTATCAGCGATTATGAACAAATGATTGAAGATACGCAAGAACAAATCAAATCTTACGAAAAATTGATACAAGAAGAAAAAGATAAAAGAAAATTAACAACAATTGAAGAAGATGAAAATGAATTCATGTAAAAATATTGTATCCTGGTATATAAATGTCAGAATACATTAAAGAAAAAAAAATTATCAATATTAATAGTAATGACGCAACTATTTTTAATAATGGGTCATTTTTATCTGATTTAAAATTTTCATTTCCAAATATTGTATCTCGTGATGATGATGTAGAATATTTAGAGGGAGGTCTCGATAGTGCTGTTTTTCCAGTTAGTTTTTATATTGTCAATTACTCAAATCATATTTTAAATTACACTATATTCCATTTAGGAGTTTATACGAATTATTCGATTACTATTCCAGTTGGTAATTATGATTATAAAACATTATTTACAGCAATGATTGACGCTTTTCATTTAAACGGACATACTTTCGTTTTAACATTAAATGAAATTAATGGAATAATTACTATGGAATATAAAAAAACTGGAGATAGATTTTTTTATAGCATTAATCACGTATCTTCCACGTGTTTTAGAATTTTAGGATTTGATTACAGAACTGATTATTATCCAGTAGCAGATATTTTGATTGCTCCATTTGCTTTAAATTTATTGGGAATTAAAAAATTAAAAATTTATTGTCCTCAGTTTAGCAGTTCCAATTTAGACACAACTAATTACGCTACAACTGCTATAATTAGCACAGTCATAAATGACCAACCACCTTGGGGGCAAATTAATTATTATAATACTACAGGAGAAACTGGTTCAAAATTAAAAGTATTTGAAATGAATAATATTGATATTAGAGTTACAGATGAATATGGAAATTTAATTAATTTCAATAATTGTGATTGGTCTATGACATTCGTTTTAAGCACTTTCAGAAGAGGTAATTACAATGCTATAAGAAAAATGACTACATTGAATGAAAATGAAAATGAAAATAAAAATGAACGAATTCCACGACAAATAATTGAGGAAGTTATTGAAAATAATCCAGAAAAAAATGAAGAAATGAACGAAGACCCGAATGTCACAGATTTAGATTTTTTAATGAAAACAAATCCGAATTATTTCAATTAAGGAAATTTTGTTATTTCTTATTTTGAAAGTCTTTTTATATGAGCATAATTTATAGAATGTCTTTACCATCAGAAGTCGCTCCAAAACAATTAGGTCAATTACCACCTTCAACTTCTTGTAATTCCATGGTTGCAACTCCAATCAATGGTTCATCTTTCACAGAAAATCAACAAATCATTTTAGACTTAGTAACTGGTCGTGGATTTTTAAATCCCGCTAGTTTTTATTATAGAGCAAAATTTACTGCTACTGGGATGAGCAGCAGTGCTGGTCAGATGATAGGTTGCGCTGCGTATAGTCCATTTCTTCAATTTCAAATGCTTTTCAATTCACAAGTGAGCGAAACTATCAATGATTATAATTTATATTGTGAAGATATGGTTAATCTTAAGACTGACGTAGCTGCCAAACAAGGATTATCTCAGGCATTGGGTTATGGTTCTACGACAGCCGCTTTTTCAATGAATTCTGTGAATGGACGTCTATTGACAGCCAGTCCCGATTCGTTTTTTCTCAGTGCTCCTCTTCCCTGCGTATTGAGTTTATGTGAGAGTTATGTTCCATTATTTTTATTTGGAGCAGTCAGAATAATTTTAACTTTGGATACAATTAATAATATGTTTAACAGCACAAATATTCCAACTGGATATACTTTGACAAATTTTGAATTATGCTACGACGTAATTAATTTTGACCCTTCAGTGGAAGCGTATTATACATCTTTAGCAAATCAATCTGGAAAAATTGTTTTGAAATCTTCTTCCGTTTCTACTGGTTCTCAACCTCTCCCAAGTGGTTCAGCAGGTTCTTTCCAAATACCATTTAATTATCGTTTGGCAAGTATCAAATCACTATTATTACACAATAGTCCAGCTCTTCCACCAGGTGCGACAAGTGGAAATGGAAAACATTCATCGATAGATATTACGACCAATAATGGAGATTACCAGTTTGACGTAGCTGGTAATCTCTATCCTCCTCGCAGTTTATCAACTGTAAATAACAAATCAGGAATTATCAGTGAGTTGTGTTTAGCATTATTCGGTAATAGAAATATTTTGTCTTCCACTCTTGGATTATCTCCTGGAACTTGGAATGTGACTAGTGCTAGTTACCCAGATACATATAATGCTCCTGGTATGTTTATTGTTGGTGCTAACGTCGAAAGAGTACCATCCAGTACTAGCATGCTTACAGGAGTTTCCTCACTTTTAGCACCAATTAACGTTCGTCTCAACATAAATACTGCTACTTCTCAGTCAGTCCAACTCAGATTATTTGCTATATACGATGCACTCATCGAAATTGATATTAACACTCGTGAAGTTAGAATTTTACAATAAACCAATTTCGCATGGGATCGAACAAATGAATTACGATATCTTTATTTTGAATGAAATATTTTCAATATAAAGTATATATAATGTCTAATCCTTTACATTACATTAAGACTAAAAACTCGTTGCGTAAAAAAGAAAAACTTCATACAATTGAGCAGTGTATAGTTAATAAAATACATCAAGATATCGATATGTCAAAATTAAAAGAAAATAATCACGTGGATAACGAATTAATACTTTTTGTATGTTATTGCGTTGAAGAACTTGTTGAAAAAAAATATAATATTGATAAAAAAGAATTCGTAGTTGAAATATTAACTAAAGTATTTAGTGGAAATATATCTCAATTGGAATATAATCAAATTAGGTCACAGATAGATTTTGCTTATGAAAATCAATTAATTAGAAAAGTTGAATTAAATTATAAAATTCGTATGGTTTTATGGGACTGGATAAAAAGGAAGTTTCTATAATGAAATTGATTATATATCAGAAATAGTGAATTACATATTTGATAAAGTATTCAAATTTTTAATAATGAAGTATGGAATTAAAGGATTTTTAACAACTACTTTATTATTATTAATTTCTTTGTAATTTAAAGAAATTTGAAAGTTTTAATTTGAGGAACGTATTGTTGTTGGTATCGGAGTTCAGGTTGAATTTGTTCAGGTTCAGAAATTATGACTTTTTTATTTTGTGTTCTAACTGGTTTTTTCTTAGCAATTTTCATCACTTCTTCGAGAGGACTATCATCATCACTCACGTTATCATCCAATTCTGCATTTTGTTTGATTAATTTTTTTTTAATACTGATTGCTTTACTAACTATTTTTTTATCTAATTGTTCTTTTGCTTGTTTTTCTAATTCTTGTATTTCTAGTTTTCTTCTATTAACATTTTCCATCCTCTTTTCTCTTGCTCTTTTAAATGATTCCAATTGTTTTTGACTTTTTCCTGGTCTTAAAGTGAGACATTCAATACAAGTTTTATGAACTTTACTTTTAAATAAATTAGCACTTGAACCACAACTTATACATACTCTAGTGTTAGGTTGTTGTATTTCTTCAACTTCCTGCACTTCGGATTCTTCAACTTCATCTACTTCATCTACTTCATCCACTTCATCCACTTCTTGTTTCAGTTCTGACTTTTTAATATTTCTTTTACTCATTATATTTTATGTTAAGAAAATAATTTTTTTTTCTAAATGTAATATACGATGAATAAATTTGAAATTGAAAATTGTCTCACTGAAATTATTTGTAGTTGTGAGTTTTTGAATTATAAAAATCCATTGACCTACATGATCTTTTTAGATAGATATAGACATATGTTGAATGCAAATCAAATAGCTACAACCGAAGAAATAATTGAAAATTTGAAGAGTGAAATGAATGCTTACACTAATATGAATTTAAAGAAATTTGAAGACCCTTTATGTAAAATTCCAATTCACGAAAGACCAAAATTTGAAAATTAAGAAAATTATCATTTCTTTTAAAAAAAAAATGATAAGAAGTAATCTCATCATTATAATCTAATCATATATAAATGTATTTATCAGGGACTGGTAAAATATCTAAAAGTATGAATGGATTATTAAAAATTGATGCTGGAGAAATAAATGCTGACATAGCAAACATTGGAATAATTAATTCTGTATCAGAAATTAATGGCAAGACAGATGAAAATTTAATATTTGATGTTGATGTAGGAAGAGTAATTGAATTTAAAGATGAT